ATACCGGCGCCGCTGACACCCTTCCAGGCGTCCGTGGTTATTGTGACCACGCGCGACAGGTTCAGGACGGGCGCATCGATGGCGCCGCTGGTGAGGATGATCGACGGGTCGATCAGCACCGGGATACCGAAGCCACCGGCGGAACCGGTGCCCTCGTTGGCGGCGCGGTACTCGTCCAGGGCTGCGGCTTCCTCGGCGGTCAGGTGACCGACTCCGGTTGTCGCCTTCTGGAAACCGGACCGGTAGGCGTCGGTTTCGGTGGCGAGCAGCATGCGTCCGATGGTACGGGCGTCGGCGTTCGACTCGCGTCCACGCAAAAGGTGGTCGACGTGATCGAGTTGCCGCGGCGCCAGGTGCTTACCGCCGGCCTCCAGAATCGACAGGGCGGCGTCGCGGATCTCTCCACGGCTGGCCGACCGGTAGTCGACGGCCTTCGGGTCGACGGGACGGCGCACGTGGACGTCGGCACCGGGAGTGGTGGCGGTCACGGTGGCGCGAACCTCGTCGATCTGACGGGCGCGGGCTTCGGCGGCGTCCATTTCGGCCTTCGCCGAAATGAATTCCACCATTGCGTATTCCATGCGGGCGCGCAGGGCGTCGGCATCGTCGCCGGCAGCCTTCCACGCCTCGTCGTCGGCGTCGGCGAGAGCGGTGATCTCGTCTCGCAGGCCGGCGACCTTGCTTCTGATTTCGTCCAGCTTCATTTGCTGAACCTCCTATCTAGGAAAGGGTGAGCAGGGCTCGTGCCCTGCTACGGATGATGTCGAACGAGTGGTCGTCGCCGGCCGGCTCGTCGTTACTGCGGGCGGCCGATCCATCGGGATCGGTGCCGGTTGTCAGAATGCGGGCGACCTCGGATCGCACCGCGGGATCGCCAAGCGCAGCGCAGACGTCGCGACTGCGGGTGCTGACGGTCGTTCCTTCGTAGGCCGGAAAGACGACCGGCCCTAGCTCGACTAGTCCGACCTCTTTCACGGACCGTTCGGCGACTCGATCGGATCCTGCCCGCCATGCGTCCTGGTGGACGATCATCCGGACCGACATTCCGGTAACGGCCTTGCCGCGGATCGCCTCGCGCACCGGTTCGGTAAGCCACGAGTCGGACAGACGCGCCTTAACGTATAGGCCGCGCTCATCTTCCCGTAGGGCCGTGATCGACCCTATGGGCATATTCCCGATCATCGGGTGCCGGCCGTGGTCAAACAGTAGGGCAGGCTTGCGTTCGCTGACCGTCTTAGCGAATGCGCCGCGCTCGATCGTCTCGCGGAAGGTGCCGGAATGATCGTCGATCATGGTCGGCTCGCCGAAAACGGCAGCGTACCCTTCCAGCGTGAGCCCGTCATCGCCGGCGACGTCGACCGACCGGAACTCGACCCGGTGCGTGATTTCCTTCGACGCCGATCGGCGTGCGTTTTCGTAGGCTGCGTCGGGCGCAGTCACGCCGGGAACGGAGTCGGCGGCGGCGACGCCCTCTTGATCGGCGGCCGACAGCGGTCCGGCGTCGAGCAGGTCCGGAAGGTGGTCGGCGCACAATTCGCCATCGCCGGGCGGCTGCGGGTTGTTACACCCGATGGCGACGCAGGTCGTGCCGACGGATACCTCGGCCGGTGAGCCCGACTCGTCGGCCGGTGGAGGCGACAGATTGCTCGCGGTCATCGTATCGGTCATGGGCCGGCTACCTTCGGGTCGGGCGCCGGCGGGAGTGCCGGCGGCTGCGTCGGGTCGTTTGCGAGCGTCGGGTCGGGCTGAATCGTTCCGCCGGCCGGGACGGCGGGTCCGGCCTTCTGAAGCTGGACGGATACGAGCCCGGTGTGCTTCAGCACGGAATAGTCGCCGGTGTCGACGGCCAAGACGGCAGACTCCGGAGTAAACCCGGCCTGAATAAGCGACAGGATCGTCGTTGCGTCCTCGCCGCGGATCGCAGCGGTTACTTGAACATCTTCCTGCAGAAACATAACGTCGGCGTCGTCATACCAAAGACGGGAACCGCCGGGCGTCTTGACGATCGTTTCCAGCGCGCCGCAAGCGGAACGCCATAGCGGGCGCATGGTCCCGTCGGAAAAGCGACGTCGAGTGGCGGCGTAGTTTCCTTCGTTCAGCGTCGAGCCCTTCAGGGCTTCGGACAGGCCGACGAGCCCGGGCGGAATGCCGGCCGCGGCGGCGATCCTCGTTTCGCCGGCAGACTGCACGGCCTGCATTGCGAGGTCGGCGAAATTCGACCCGACGGTCTTAACGTCGACGCCACCGCCGAGATACAGAGTCTTGAAACCCGACTCCGGTCCGGTATGCGCCGACTCCATCTTGTCGCGGAACTTGTTGAACGCCTCTTGCTTGACCTCCGGAGGAAAGACGACGGCGAGGTTCGGCGTTGCGGCGTTCTGCAGAAACGCATGCTTGTAGTCGGTCAGGTCCATATCGGCGATTACGTCTGGCAGCAGCGCATTCAGCCACGAGGCGCCGCGAAATTCGTTTGCCGGGTCGGCGATCGGCTTATAGTGCGCGATCTCGTCGGGTAGGAATGTCGCCGCTATCTGTCCCTTATCATCGGTCAGGAAATAGCCGACGAGTTTCTTTCCGTAGGCGTTGCCGCTCACGAGGTCGATTGCGTCGGTCGTGGCGATCGTGACGCGGTTCGGGTTCAGGCGCACGAGTGAGTCGCCGTCGCGGGTCCAGTACGAATTGCCGTACATGGACGCGTCGACCTCCATCCGTGCGAGCAGGTCGCCGGTCGTCGCTTGCGGCCACGGCGTATTCAGGATCCCTAGATCGGGATTTCCGTACGTCTTGCCGGGCCGGCCAGCGTCCCACCCTTGAAAAAGAAACCGGATTTCCGAGAAAACGAGCAGCCGGAACGAGATACACGCCCATACGATCGGGTTCCGCTGCGCCTGCATGGCGGTTAGCTCGCCGATATTGCCGCCCGGCACGACGTACTGAACGCCGTTATAGCCGAATTGCTCCCACAGTCGCAGATAGTCAGGCCACGAGATCGCGCCCTGATCTCTCGTCTCGCCGGCGGTCCGACGCGTCAGGTTTCCTAGCATCAGATCGGCCGTCCGGTCGTCGGTGAGTAGATCGTTTCATCGTCGGCGGCCGCCGGCTGCTCGCCCCGCTCGATGGCGAGCCCGAATAGGACGGCGCCGGCGCCGGCGGTAATGATCCCGCCCGGGATCGAGAAGATTCCGACGCCGAACGCGACGGCGGCGATCCCTATGGCCTGCAGCACCGTAGCGATTCGTCGAGCCATGCGATCCCCTATCCGTACGAGAAAAAGACATCGCCGGAAGGTTCGGCGGCCTTGTCGAATGCGATCGTCGCTGCGATCAGCGGCGAGATATCCTCGCCGGCGTTGCGCCTGCCCCATAGCCACGTATCGCCCGTCTGCCGGCGTCGAGCGGCGGCGACGGCGAGGTCGAGCGCCGGGTGCTGCCGGATCTGCGCCCGGCCGTCGGCGATGGCGTCGTAGAAATCGGCGCACGCCTGCGACATATCCCGCGTCGCGTACTGGTGAACGGTGATCTCGGCGTTTTCTAGTTCTTCGGTCAGGTTCGCCGCCGGCCCGTAGTTATCGAGCACGACGTCGGCGTCCCATTTCTTCGCCCGCTCGATCAGGTACGGAGTCGCCCACGAGACGCCGGCGTCGTGGCGCAGTAGCTCGACCCGACCGGAGTCGTCGGCGACGGCGACCGACGCGGCCGACCGTTCCGGATTGACGTCCACGGCGAAAATCAGGTGGCCGTCGGGCTCGACGGTCGGCGTGCAGACGGCTTCCCACACTTCGCGGGGTATAACCCGCTCGTCGGATACCGTCCACTGATTCAGCATCGCCCGGCGAAATTCGCCTTCCGACATCGTTTGCCGGGCGTGGAGTACGACGGCCTCCGTGATTGTATGGCCTAGCGCCGGCATGCACGACCACCACGTCGCCGGGTCGTCGATGTCGGCGTCCTCGTGCGCTGACCACTCAAAGTAAGCCGTGCCGGCGGTGCGGCCTTCGGCGACCGCTGCCCGTCCGGCGTCGACCTTGCGGCGCAGGAAAGGCGAGCGGTCGGTGCCGGCGGTCGAGATATTGAGTATCTGCGCCGACGGTCGGGTGAGCATGGCCGGGAGCATGGCCTGCTCGCGGCGGTCGTCCTCGTCGGCGAACGCTCCGTCGATGATCCCTAGGTCGATAACCTTGCCGTGGCCGGAATCCTCGCCGGATGCCAGGACGAATATCCGGCTCCCGTTCTGGAAGGTGATCGACTCGTTTCCGATCCCACGCATTACCCGGTCGACGAGGCGATGCGCCGGCGCCCGGGTCGCCGTGAGCAACGGCGCCTGATCGTTCAGCATCTTCTCCCGGGCGTCTTTCCCGGTCTGCGCCGTGTAGGCGATCTGCTGCGCCGTCGGCCAGCCGTTCGCCCGCTGAACCTCCCA